AGCTTCGCTTCTCTGAATACGACGAGTTCCGCGCACCGCTTACCCCTTACTTTTTTCCAAAAAAGCTCGTGATGGGTCGTAATCCATTCTTATCATTATTGATTTGCAGCAAATGTTTGTCAAACAACAGTTCTTTCACCTTATCTGAACAATACTTCTCCTTCTTCTTAATAAATGTCTCAAAGTCGGGATACTCTTTCTGCAAATCCACCATATCGGATTTGTATTTTTTAATTGCGCTCATTTTATTCTGGTTTTTCCACATTTCCTCCAAAGCGAGTCCCAAGAATTGGCAAAGTGGTTTCATCAACTGATTGCTCACATAAAATCCAAAATCCATTTTTAGCTTATTTTCCAAAATGAATTCTGGTGTTTCTATCTTCTCTCCTTGAAGAGCTTTTTTTGAATTTGTATGGATATGCAGGAACTTGATTCTGTCTCCCGGTTTCGGCATATTTCCCGGGTCTCTTTGTCCAATCCGGTCCGCCAAAACCCGGTGTGCAATTTGTTGCGGGTTCTTGTAATAACTGCGCAACGATTTGGTGATTGCCAGCTTATCTGTCGGCACATTACCCTGAATCAATTCTTTTAACGAGTTATCCAAATACTGGATTGCGGATTGCACAGATTGTCCGCTCATAATAAGATTGATAATTTGTCCATAGGTGTCTTTAAGATAGTCGCACGAATCACGTCGTTTCAATGACAACCCCATATATTTAAGTTTGCCCTTGTTGGGGTCTTCTTCATACAGGATTCCTACATACCGTTTCTTTGATAGCAGTGCAAACGGCATCAGCGTTTTCTCGTAAGCCAAATTCATCGGCGGTTTCAAAAACATACTGGAATAGTGAGCAGCTTCTTGTGCCAGTTCAATTGTGATTTCTAACGCGTCTTTCCCCACAATTTTCTGACCCGTGTCTTTGTCCGTCAGGTTAAATATGAAGAAGACGGAATCCGTATTGTGCACAATAAGCGAACCGAGACCCGCTGCAAAATGGTGGTTTTCTGTGGTTAAGTCATAGACATATCCGGAATAATCCACAATTGTTTCAACATCTCTCACGGTTTCCATTTCTTCAAACGGAGTTTTCTGATAACTTATTAAGTGAGATATTTGGTTTGTTCCATACGTCTTTTGTTTCACGTAGTAGCCGCGACTTTTCAAGAATAGATAGACGTAAGCAGCGTCCACACAATTTTTCACAATGACCGTATTTACATGGTTAACATATTCATCCAAGTATTGTTGTGAAGACATATAGTTGCGTGTTTTCATAAATTCGCACGTGGATAAATCCAAATCGTGGTGCAAAAGTTCTGTCCAAAGGTTGATGTCTTTGGGTGAAATTTCTTTACCGTCTTTCAATAACAATGAATGGTCATCGGTCACATCTACCCATCCACTTGGCGTTTGCACACGAATCATTTTCTTATGTGCGGCCAATTGGTGGCGTATCACGCGTCTCAACTTGGTCCACCCCCTTTCGGTCCAGGTCTCCACGTTTTCACCCATTTCGCACACTTCTTTGGTTTGTTTTCCTGGTTCTAAACACGTTCTCCACGCTGGGCGTCCATCGTCATTCAGTTCACCATATTTGGTTGCCAAATCTTTGATGTGCATAATGTCCAAATATCGTCCGTCAATTCTTACATAGACAGGTGTGATTCCGGCGACGGAGTCGCCATAGACATATTCCGCATTTGTCATTACTAATCCATGGTTCTTGGTTTCGCAAACTCGGTCCGCATAAATTTCCTCAATGATTCGGCGAGCATATGTGATAGACATTCGTCCAGTTGCCGTCGTGGAAGCCGCCACGTCTTTCTCGTAAAAGGTAGATGTGCGAGCCCCGCACTGACCATACAGCGAATTTGCAGTGACTTTATAAGCCAACTGACGTTTATCCAGGATATTTGCCATAAATGGGTCAGCCGCTTTCTTCGCCTTTTTCTTTGTATCCTCGCGCGCCTTCAGCAATTCCATCAGAATGGATGGCATTACCGATTTTTCATTGTTTGGTAGTTGAGCCCAGCAAACCACGCGTTTGCCCACTTTCGTCTTCACCGCCTTTGCTGCCGGTCTGGCCGGGTTCCTGCGCCACTCAAACGTGTCGAATTCCACCTCTACATATTCGTAGTTGGGTAATCCATAGTAAATATAGTTGCCAGCGCGGTCCTTATCGCCTTCCTCCTTGACTAACTTACCGGCCAAATCGTATTCTTTTGCCCACACTTTGCTGCTATGGCAGTAATTTTGGCTAATCATGGAGGACGGATAGAGCGACGAGTAATCCACACAAGCAACTGGTTCATCAATGTAAATCTTGGTTTTGGGTGGTAAGACGATGGCGCCTTCGTATCCGCCGTCCATCTTACCCTTTTCCAAATCGGGCATCAGGTATCCCTTTTCCATGCATTTTTTCGCAACAAAACTGGTTAATTTAATTCCCTGGCCTCGGAAAACCAGGAAATTGATGGGCACCGAACACAAATTGGCCATCTCCATGTATTCGGTCAAAACATCGATTTTACGCATCAAATGGTGCACCAGATTGCAATCCTGAATACAGTATTTGGCAACAACTGCTCTCTCTGCATCGGTGCCATTGCTCATCCTGAAAATATCCTGGGGCGACACATCATCCTTCGCCATTCCCCAGCGGAGTTTCTTGGACTTATCAATGATGTCCGCGTGATGATCATTAATAATTAATACTTTGTATCCGTCCTTCTCTTCAATGGCCAACACGGTGAATTTCTTGCCGTCCATATAGTAGTCCGATGTGAACGAACTCACTTCAATATGGATAAAATCGCCGGTGTGCAACCCAATCAAATTCTTGGTATACAGTTCTGTGCATTTGCCCAGAACCGCATGCTCAATATTGGCAATTTTCTTAATATCGTCACTAATATTCTGCGAAGCCACGTCATCCAGTTTGTATGAAGACAGGTTGAAATTGCGTCGGAAATAGCTATACATATCCACTTGGAGACGCCCGCTCATGACAACGTATCGCAAATCGTATTCGCCACTTGCAATTGCAATTTTGGTGTTTTCAATGCTAATATTGGTAGGGTCATTTCTCTCTCTCTTTCCGCAAAATTCGTTGCGTCTTCTGGATAATTGGAGAAATTCATTCACGCAATGGGTCTCCTCGGCCCGGCGGAACAAGAACTCGTAATCAAAACCGAAGATGTTGTATCCAATTATGATGTCGGGGTTTTCCTGTTGGACGAGTTCCGCCCATTTCAAAAGAACTGTTTTTTCCGCTTCCAACTTATTTCCATCAACGATGGGAACGGCCTCAATGGTTGCGCCTTCCACCGGCGTGCATCCGCCCAATACAATACAATGGTTCAAATATGGCTCGGCACATCCATAGTTCAGGAATGTGGACCCAATCATTGTGACTGGGTCACCCTCCAATGGAGGAAACATTTCCGTGAGCACTTGGTCAATGTATTCCACCTTTTGATCCCTGGTATAATCTGGGTTTAACAATATATCGATGATGGTATTGTTCTTGGCGGCTTTTAAACCGGACTTAGGTTTATGAACCTTATCATCATCATTGTCGTCGTCTGAATCAACAGCAACGTCTTCAGCTTCGTCGTCATCATCTGAGCCTTCTCCTTCTCCTCCTCCTTCATCGGAAGACATCAATTTGCTGAACATGGATTCTACGGTTAGCACTTTTAAAGCATCCGCATTCTTGGCCTCCAGATTGTTGAATGGTGTTTGTAGAACCTCGGTAATCAATGCTTCTACATATGCCTTTTTAGGAATCCCCTGTTTAGGATAAACCACGTCAATTCCTAGAACCGCGTCGTATCCAAACGCTGTCAACACCATTTGCCGAAATGTGGATGCAGGATTCACAATAAGTTTATTGTAATTATCCATCATATTGATGGCCAAACGTTTATACGTTTTCTTGGGCAAGGGGAAATCGCCGTGACTACTGCCCGCCTCAATATCAAAACTCATTATTTTGTAAGGGACGATGGTCTCCTTTTCGGGCAACGGTTTGATTAATTTTTGCGATGCAACATATTCGTATGTGCAGGTTGTTGTCCGATTGGTAACTTGGGGCGCCCTTGTAGAAACCATTACCCAGCCATTGGGGTAAATTTTTGTCAAGTGGAAGAACCGCAAAAGTGGCGGCAAATTTGCCTCGTATAACTGAGTATGCGGAGAGAATGGTCGGACACGACGCCCTCCGTCAGGCAACTGCTGATACCACAAATTCTTGACCTTGTTCATAACAACTGTGTTTTTGAACATGAGCTTGACAAACTTGGATTTCTTTCCTGCACTGAATCCATACAATTTCTGACTGTCAACCAATTCAAAATTAGTAATGGAGTCTTTATAAAATTCGCCGATTGATGACTTGATTTCGCGAACCATTGTATTCATCTTGCCTAGGTCCAAGTTGTCTCCGACCTTTATGTAGAAGAATGGTTCAAAATCGTCGATAATTATTGAACATGTCTCACCCTTTTCGTTAATTCCATACATTTGGACGAGGAATTGCTTCTCATCGCCCTTTTTCTTTTTTTCGGTTTCGTCGTCACTTGATTGTTCAATGACGTCATTCAATACGTCAAAGTAGAAGAGACGGAATGTTTTTGCTACTGCTATTTTCTTTTTTAACATTTTATTAATTTATTTTAATACTTTTTGTTTATTTTGTTTATTTAACTTCAATTTTAGGGGAAACCTACGGTTTCCCCTATGACCCCTTCCCTTAGTATGAAATTATAATGCGTAGGAAACTAGCGAAGCTTACAAATAAATGTTCTTTGGTAAATTATAATGTCCGAGACAATAACAATTGAAATAAGTGAAGTTGATTCATCCATTGCAGATTCATCCATTGCAGATTCATCCATTGTAGATTCATCCATTGCAGATTTATCCATTGCAGATTTATCCATTGCAGATTTATCCATTGCAGATTCATCCATTGCAGATTTATCCATTGCAGATTCATCCATTGCAGATTTATCCATTGCAGATTCATCCATTGCAGATTCATCCATTGCAGATTCATCCATTGTCAATTCATCCACTATCGATTTATCATTTAATCCCATAACTATTGAAATAATCGAATCGCCGCCTAATCCAATCATTGAACTAATGAAACAGCATTCCAAATTTGCATTGTTAATTGGTCTAAACTATGTGGATTTTCCAGAAATCACATTGAACAACCGCATTAAAGGAATCAACAACGCAAAACAGATTTTATTAAATATGGATGGATTTGTTGAAGAAAATATTTTGGTTTTAATTGAGCCATCAAGAGAGAAAGTTTTAACAACACTTAATACAATTCTTGGTTCAAGCAATTTAATTAGTGAGCTCATCATCTACTATTCTGGATATGGAAACGGAATTATGAAAACGGATGTGGGATTTTGTGCAGAGTCGGGAGTCATTGACAACTTGGCAAAACAGATTATGCCCGCGGATTTGGTAGAGATTGGGCAAGACGAGCTGACAAACATGTTGAACAATAGTTGCTGCAAAACTGCATGTATTATGGATATGTGTCCTTATGGGAATGATGATATGTTGCTAAAATGGAGCGCGGACATCAATAATCATGTTAAAGTGATAACATTATGTGAAAGTGATTCACATAATACAAATAAAAATCAACTTATTCAGTCAATGTTAAAGGACTACGGTTTCCTTATAAACCCTCCTTCTTTTTAACGTCTTCTTTGCTTTCTCTGACTTTTTTGGTTTTTTCTCTGTTTTCTTCTTCTTTGGCTTTTTCTGCGACCACCATCAATTTCTTCTTTTTTTTCATCAACATCAGGTGTCTCATTATCAGATGTATCAACAACATCAGGTGTCTTATCACCAGATGTCTCATCACCAGATGTCTCATCACCAGATGTCTTAACAGATGTCTTAACAGATGTCTCATCAACAGGTGTCTCAACAACAGGTGTCTCGACATCAGATGTCTCTTCAGACACAACTTTTTTGTTAGAGCTGTCTGAATCACCATTATCTGGAGATTTTGTTTGTATATCTCCTTCACCAAATACACTTTCCGTCATTGTATCAAAAACAGACTTTTTATCATTATCATCAGAATTTGACTTATTTTCATCTGCAGAAGACACCTCAATTATTTTTTTACTTTTATTAACAATTTGTTCTTTTAAATTTTCAATTTCTTTTTCATTTTCGATTACTTTATTGGATAAATTACCAATTTCTTCAACTAATTTACCAAGCGTGTATGTTGTTCCTCCTCTCTGTTTACGGCTTCTATTGCGATTCTTATTTTGTCTTTGATTGCGTCTTTGACTTTTTGGCATTATATATAT